AGAATTTTGTGGTAACAGAACTACCTGATCCAAGTCTTGCAGCAGCTACTGTTCCAGCAGAAATATTATCAGCATCTAAAGCAGTTAATGAAGTTCCAACTCCGCTAAATCCTGTACTAGTTAGTAATCCAGTTGAAGGGTTATAAGTTAAACCTGTATCTGTCTCAGCCCCTTGTGATCCTGTCGCTCCATCAGCAAACAATGGATAAACAGTTTCATTGGTTGAGTTATTAGCAGTGACAGTAAATTCAGTTGCTAAAGATGCTGTAGCCGCATTACCTGAACAAGCCGCAGATGTTCCAGAACTAGTGATAAAACCAGCACCGTTAGTTAGTTGATTATTATTAGTCGGGATTGTTGGCTTATTAGTTAAATTTGAATAGGAAATATCAATATCGGCAGTACCATCAAAGCTTGTCCCTCCAATTGTTCTTGCTGTTGCTAAAGCTGTTGCTGTTGCAGAGTTTCCACTTGTGTCTTGACTACCAGAAGCGTTGACACCAGGAAGATTTATACTGGCTGATCCATCAAAGGCGACTCCACCAATATTGACACTTGAAGCAAATTTTGTGGCTGTTGCAGCATTACCTGTTGTGCTTTGGTTGCCAGCAGCATTAACACCTGGAAGGTTGATGCTTGCAGTACCGTCGAAAGCAACACCACCAATACTTACACTTGCAGCTAGAGCCGTTGCAGTAGCAGCGTTTCCAGTACACGAACCAGAAGAACCTGAAGTATTACCTGTGACGTTTCCAGTTAAATTACCTGTGACATCACCAGTTACGTCTCCAGTTAGATCTCCAGTGACATTTGCAACAAACGCACTTGCTGACTTATCCCATAAACCATTACTGCTATCTCCAGTAAATGTGACATCTCCTGTAAACGTGCCACCTGCAAGAGGCATTTTTGTTGAGTCAGTTGCAGCGTCAGTTGCCCAAGTAAGTGTTGTAGGTGTTGACGCATCAGCTTTAAGCACCTGATTAGCTGTAGGAGCAACAGCGGGAAGAGTAAGAGTTATATCTCCTGTCTGTGCCTGTGCTTTTAATCCTGTGTAATTTGATCCATCTCCATCAGTCTCGCTTAGTCTCAATTCCTTTCCATTATCAATAATTAAGTTATCTGTAAGTGTTCCACCTGCTTTAGGTAACGCAGCATTAGCTGTTGTAGCAGCTGCATCAGCAGCATCTTTTGCAATCTTGACAGCAGCAGGAGTAGCAGCAGTAGAAGTAGAAGTAGATGTTGCGCTATCTGTTAATTGAAGAACACCAACTGCACTTGTCGTCCCAGTAGTAATCTTACTTCCAGTAATCGCAGCCGATCCAGATATATCAGCATTAACAATGACTCCAGTAGCAATCGATGTAAGTCCAGCATTATTGATACTTATATCACCTGTAACGGCTACTGCTGTTGGAACGTTTGATCCATTTCCAACAATAATTTGAGCAGAAGTTAAAGCCTCTAATTTGCTAAATGCAATTGCAGCATCACTCTTAATATCAACATTCTGAATTGTGCCATTAGCAATCATTGCTCCAGTAACTGTTCCAGTGTCTCCAGTAGTTACAACAGTTCCTGTGACATCTGGGAAAGTAATCGTTTTATCACTACCTTGAGGATCCGCAGCCGTAAGAGTTAATTCATAGGCATCAACAGTTGAGCCTTCAAAGGCAAAACTTCCAGTATTTCCTATTAATAATTGACCAGTAACAGTACCACCAGAGAATCCCATTTTCTCTGTCTCAAGCTCCTGCAATGCATCTTGAACATTAGTCGCACTAAGTTGACCATAAGGAGTGAAAGTAATATTGCTTGCAACTTGTCCCGCTACTGTTTGAGATAAATCAACTTCATTCCAGCTACTACCTGCACTATTTGTTATTCCAAGAACGTAATCAGGAGGAGCTAAAGCAACAACAGGGGCGGGAGCAGTAGGCGTTCCAGAATTTGCCACCACAACATACACGCCATCCGTTGTTTCACTAGGAGTAGGCAGGTTAGAACCAACAGATAAACCAGCTGCAATACCAGCAGAGGTTGTAGCAATCATCTGGCTCGTATTTGCGTTAAACGTTCCACCAAAGACAAGACTTCCTTTTGTAAGTGTTGTTATTGCTTGCCAAGCATTTCCATCCCAAATAAATGCATCTTCAGAAACAGTATCAAATAATATTTGTCCATTAAATTGTGCTGTTGGATAACCACTCTGAGCTATAGATTGGAATATTGCTGTTGAAGCATTGCTTAATTTTGTACCATCAATAGAATCATTAGCTATCCTTGCAGCATCTAGACTTCCACTTGTTATTTTACTTGCAGCAAGACTAGGAATTTGAGTAGCAGTAAGTGCCGCACCTGCTGTAACTACACCTTTATTATTAACAGTAACTGATTGATATGTTCCAGCGGTAACTCCACTTGTTGAAGTCGTTAATCCACCACTACCATCGACAGTTAAACCTCCTCCAGATGTAATTTGAACTGCACCTTTTGCACTAGTTGTAGAAACAGGAAGATCTGCTGCTGTTAAAGCTGTGGCAGCGGTTATCATTCCTTGAGCATTGAAAGTTATTCCGCTAACTGTCGCGCCAGTAACACTATTTGTTAGAGATAAAGCACCAGCCCCAGTAACACTTAATCCAGCACCAATAGATACACCACCAACAGCACTAGCTGTCGCTACAGGAAGATCACTGGCTGCAAGTGCTACCGTTGAGGTGATAAGCCCTTGAGCGTTGTAGCTAATTCCAGATCTTGTTGCAGCAGTTACAACATTATTTATTCCTAAATTTCCACTGGCTACATTTAATGACCGATCAAGATTTGATGTGTTTAACTTTGCTGGTGTAATTGTACCGTCAGCAATCTTTCCAACAGTGACAGCACCTGCTCCAAGCTTTGCTTCAACAACTGCTCCTGTTGCTATGGCTCCACTATCAACTGCATTATTAGCTAAAGCGGCTGCATCAACAGCATTTGCTGCAAGCTTTGCACTTGTAACTGCATCGTCTGCAATCTTTGCAGTAACAACAGCATCATCTGCAATTGTGGCACTACTTAACGTTCCAGAAAGCTTTGCTGCTGTAATAGCTCCATCAATAATCTTATCTGTAGTAACTGCGTTATTTGCTATCTCACTTGCAGTAATTGCATTTGCCGCGATATTTCCAGAAAGAATCGTATCTGTAGCTATTTCATTACTTGTTACTGCACCACTAGCAATAGCTCCTGTATCAACTGCATTATCAGCTAACTCACTAGCTGTTACGGAATTTGTTCCTAACTGAGTAGAGGTAACACTTCCACTTGTTAACTTTGCACCAGCAATATCACCATCACTTAAATTTAATTTTGCATAAGCAATCGTTGTATTTGCAATTTTTGCATTAGTAACAGCAGCATCAACAATCGCATCTGTATCTACTGCATCATCTGCTAACTCAGAAGCCCCTACAGCATTTGCACCAATTTCACTTGCGGTAACTGAATTAGCAGCCAGCTGAGTAGAAGTAATTGTTCCATTAACTAAATTAGAACCAGTAATTGTTGTCGCTGCAATCTTCGCTCCTGTAACAGCAGAATTAACAATGGAAGCAGTATCAACAGCGTCATCTGCTAACTCTGCTGCACCTACTGCATTATTAGCTAATTGTGTTGTTGTTATTGCACCTGCACCAATCTTCGCACTAGGGATATCTCCATCAGCAAGATTTAATTTCGCATAAGTAATCGAACCATCTACAACTTCATTTGTCCCTACAGCGTTATTTGCAATCTTTGCATTGGTAACAGCATCAGTTGCTAATTCTGTTGAAGTAACAGCACCTGTTGCTATCGCAGCAGTGTCTACAGCATCATCAGCTAGTTCACTTGCTGTTACAGCATTAGTAGCTATCTGTGTTGAACCAATCCCATCTGAAGCGATTTTCGCCCCAGGAATAGACCCATCAGCTAGATTTAATTTTCCATAACTAATCGTTGTATTTGCAATCTTTCCATCTGTAACAGCCAAATCAAGAATTGCATTTGTATCAACTGCGTCATCCGCTAATTCAGAAGCACCAATAGCATTCGCTGCTATCTGTGTTCCAGTAATAGTATCGTTAACTAACTTTGATCCAGTTATTGTTGTATTAGCTATTTGTGTTGCAGTAACACTTGCACTAGTTAACTTTGCTCCTGCTATATCACCATCACTTACTATTATTTTTGAATAAGGAATAGACGCAGAGTTTAATTTTGCACTCGTAATAGAACCATCAACAATAGCGTCTGTATCAACTGAATTATCGGCTAATTCACTTGCTCCTATTGCATTAGGTGCTATCTCATTTGCAGTAAGAGTATTTGCTGCAATTTGAGTTGCAGTAATCGTATTGTTAACAAGATTAGAACCAGTAATTGTTGTGGCAGCTATTTTCCCCCCAGTTACAGCCCCATTAACTATTGCATTAGTATCTACTGCATCATCAGCTAGTTCACTCGAACCAATAGCATTAGCCGCTATTTGCGTTGCAGTTAATGAATTAGAACTAATTTTTGCTCCTGCTATATCGCCATCAGCAACCGTAATATTTGAAAAAGCAATAGCACCTGAAGCTAATTTCGCACTTGTAACAGCACCATCAACTATTGCATCTGTATCAACAGCATCGTCGGCTAATTCAGACGCGCCAATGGCATTTGCTGCTATTTGTGTGGCTGTAAGTGTATTGTCTGCAACCTGTGCAGCTGTAATAGTTTTAAGAACAAGATTCGATCCAGTAACTGTTGTTGCAGCTATCTTTGTCCCAGTAACTGCTGAATTAAGAATTGCACTTGTATCAACTGCATCATCAGCCAACTTGGCAGCAGTAACAGCATTGGTAGCTAATTGACTAGAAGTGACACTTGTACTTGTTAGTTTTCCTCCAGGTATATCTCCATCACTTAAATTTAATTTTGCATATGTAATTTCACCATTATTTATTTTTACATTTGTAACTGCGTTACTTGCTAATTTATCTGTCGTTACATTTAAATCCGCTATTTTCGTTGTAACAACTGCGTTTGTAGCAATAGCGTCACTATCAACTGCATTATTTGCTAATTCACTTGCACCTACAGCGTTAGCAGCAATGGCATCAGCAGTAACAGAATCTGTCGCAAGCTTATCTGCATTTATTGCATCATTTTGAATTGTCGCTGTTGCAACTGTATTAGCAGCAAACGGACCAGCAACTTTTGCAGCAGGAATATCTCCATCGTCGATAAACGTGACACCCGCAGCAATTAAATCTTTTACAGCAACCTGCTTTGTTTCAGAAGCACTGATATCAGCCAGGGCAAGTGGATCTGTACCTTGAACACCTGCCTTCTGAATTTCGGGCAGATTACTAATCTCAAGATCTGGCATGACTATCTAAAATAAAAAACCAATGCCTTTATATTAAGGCTGATCCAATAATATAGGATCCCCACTTTCTTGAAGAATTTTATATTGATCTTCTTGAAGCAACGCACCAGGAGCAGCACCTGTCGCTAATGTAATATCTCCATTTGTTATAAAGTCAATCCTTGTAGTAATTTCAGCCGCTGCACTAACCTCAACAGCGACATTCGTTACGACACAATTAGCTTCGTACCAAACAGTATTAGAAGTTGTATTAGGGTCTTTATAAATATAAAAACGAGCTGAAAAATCTGCTCCTTGCTCTAATCGAATTGCTAATTGAGCTAAATAGAAACAAAATTCAGGATCATTTGTATTTGTTTTATCCGCTAAAACTGGAGAATGTTCCCAAAAACAATCTAAAGTGCCTTGTCCAGAAATTAATCCTGCCTCATATTGCTTTTTAAATTCAGCACCTAAAGAAGTCGTATCAACTTGCTCTCTATTTGTACTAATTTCAAAATTTCTAACAGTAGCTAAATGCCTAAATCGAGAATTAGTTGTTTGAATTGTTATTGCTTTTGAAGCACTTGGCGTTACAAGCGTTTTTGCATCTGCAATCCTTCCTGTGATAGAAGCAGCAAAATCATTATATAAACGAACACCACCTAACTGATCAACAAAAGCATAAGCAGTTACGTCTGGATAATTATGACCACTAACAAGTTCTAAATTACTACCATCAACTGTTGCTATTTCTATCCTATCTCCTGTAATGATGGAGCGTCTTGCACCATCAACAGAAAACCTTTTATTAGTTACGTTGACATCAAAAGGATCTAATGTTGAATTTAAAGCAGCAAGTAAACTATCTCTTTTAATTTCAACATCACCGTTTTGACCAAAATAAATGGCCACAGAATTAAGTTGCTAATAAATTAGAACTACTAAGTGGAGCACCATTAGCTTCCCAACTAAAATCGACAGAAGAAACTTCACCAACTGAACTACTCATTCCAACAGAAGTAATCCAAGCACTAAAAACAATAGAACGAGGGCTTGATCCGTCTTTTAAAATACACTCAATAGTAACTTCAGTTGATTCACCATTATCACCATCTCCTCCAGTTGAACCTTCACTTTCTTTTATAGCAGCAGTTAACACTTTATTTAATTTTGAATCACCTCCAGCTGTATCTGTGTAGTAATAAGCTCTTGCACTACCTGAATAACTTCTTAATCCATTATGCAAAATTCTGTCTGTGTCTCCCATTGAAGTTGATTCAATGACTGCCATTGACATCGAAAAATCCCAACTTTGCAACTTAGCAATCTCTACAGTGTCAACCTTTAAGGAACCATCTTTTCCGCTATAAAATTTTGCCACGACTCAATTTTAAAAACAATGTCATTATTCTATACGAATTATGGCTAAGGAGCATCTAAACAAGCAACAAATGAACAACTAACATTATTTTTGTTTTTAAAAACACTCGTTACAGTTGGAGGACCAGCATAACGCCACTTCAAACCACTTGTATTTTCTTGAACATAATTAGCAAGAGTGTAATTTCCTATCCCTACTGTTCCGTTTGAAGAATTAAAAGTTACATAATCCCAATCAGAATTTACATTTTCATAATTAGCTAAAATTAAAGCAGCATCAGAATCAGAAATATTAGAAAAACCTAATTGCAATGTGGCATTAACTCGTTTATTACCAAAACGCAAATGTGTTTTTGTACCATCTAACGATTCAAAATCTGTACTTGGATACGTTCCAGGAGAATAGCTTCTGGAACTTGGTTTTATTCCTGGAAATGATTGTGCTGATGTCATTTAACTTTCTACAACAAAACGAGAACCATCGTTCCACCCCTGCAATATAGCTAACCTACCGTCAGAAGTTAAAGGTGAATACGATCCAGAAAGTTCTATTAATCCATCCTCACCAAACGTAATACTTTCAACCTTGTAACACTGATCAGAAGCTTGCGACTCTTTGATTGTAAATAAAGAACCCCTGTAAGTAGCGGGTAAAGAATAAGAGAAATTCGCTGTAGCCTCTTGTACTACTGATTGAGATGTATTCCACCAATAAAATGTTTTATTGCCTGATATTGCATCCTTACTAACTACACTACCATCTTCAAGTATTGCTCCATTATTAAATCTATTTACATGCTGAGTCGTTGAAAAAACTCTTATATAATCACCAGGCTTAACACCATTTATATAATGAGGAGCTGTTTTAAATGTAATCGTATGATCCACTTTGTCTCTATTACTTAAAACATATTTTCCAAACATCATTGCATGAGTTGGACTCGTACAAAAACCACTTAAATCAAATGTTTCTAATGGATCATTTGTATAATT